GGGACATGTAATAGCAGATTGCACAAAATTTTCTTCCCCAACGCACAAAACTTTGTGCAAAATGTCAATAGACACAAAACATAGTGCCCACACCCCTTAGGGTAGGGGAGTGGGCACAAGATACAATATAATTATACGTTAGTCGTGGCCATTTTCTGCAAGTCGCTTTCCTGGTTCGACAGTTCGAGACCTGCTACTACGTTACCTCCTATAATGTTTCGTTGTCCTGATGAATCAAAGTGCATACCGGCTGTGTAGAATTGTGCGGTGTCAAGAGGGATAATCGAATTAAGAAATACTCTGTTGTCGTCACTTCCGTTAATGAAAGAAAAAGCGGCTGTCTCTGTAAATTTTGTAGTGCGCTGAACTACGTTTTTTGTAATCTGACATGCGTCAGACTGCGACGCCACAATACACTGATCCACATTGATAAACTGACAATTATCAATAATGCACCCTCTCGCATTAGTTAGCTGAACTCCGACGCAAGATTGTGTACCGATAAATTGGCAGTTGCTCACTACGCCGGAAGAATGTTGAAACTCCACCAAGCGATCCCGGGCATTGAAATAACAACCTTCAACAGTGATCTGGCTGTTTCCTGCATTGTTGACATACAGTCCGCGGTTGCACTGGTCTGCGATATAACCAGTAATCCAGATATTCCATACGGGGTTACCGCCACTTTTAGTGAAAATCTGTATTCCTGTTTTAGCATGCGAGCACTCGCATCTATCAATGTAGACATCTCTCATGTCATCGGAGTTATACAGATTAAACTGCTGGCTGTCGCCCGTCAGATTGTTAAAGCTACTGATACAGTTATAGAATCTGATAGACGCGTTGCCACTGATTCCCGAGGGTCCCCCGCTGGATTCATCCAGAAGGAACGATGAATAGGGGTTTGCCGATGTATAAAAAGTGTCGTGAACGACATTTTTTGTATAGGCGTTGATCGTGTTAATATAGCGTGCCACGCGCCGGCCACCGATACAATGTATATTGTCAATAGTGACGCGCTCCGCGTACTGTACGACTAAAAATTCTTGTACACTTTCTTCGGTTGCTACAAAAGTAGCATTGCGCACAGACAGTCGCTCCACATGAGATGTGGGGCTGTCGCCCGTTATATTGATAACGCCATTAGGGCCAAATCCCACAGTATTATTGCAAAAGTCATAGGACGTGTGTTCATCAACTCGTACAGGGGCATCAATTTTATAAATGGTATCGACCACAGGTTTCCCAGATTCAATACGCCAGCTACCCGAAGTGGGGAATTTAATCACACCTGCAAAAGTCTGAATCGAGCCCCCGCGGAAAACATCCGCAATACTGGTATCAATGTACCAATCCGCAATAGTTTCACCGGCTCTAATTAAGAACTTGCCGCCATTTTTCTGTCGGAAGTGCAGGGTGCAGGGGGCCACAGGTTCACTAATCGTTAACATCACGCCCGACGCTACCACGATAGCTTTACTTGTCATGAGCGGGGATCCGATGTTAATTGCACCGGTGATAATATACTCGCCGTCAGGAATAAACAGGTCTTTGCCGGACGCAATGGCAGTAGAGAACGCAATCGTATCATCTGTAGAGCCGTCGCCCTTGGCGCCGTAGTTTTTCACGTTAGCGTAGTCAAGTACTTTCTTAACATCCTGCTGCAACTGTTCAATGCTGTTCTGAAGGCCGCTGTCGGCGTCCTCCCGGGCCTGCTTTTCGGTGTCGATGCTGTTCTGAAGGCCGCTGTCGGCGTCCTCCCGGGCCTGCTTTTCGGTGTCGATGCTGTTCTGAAGGCCGCTGTCGGCATCCTCCCGGGCCTGTTTTTCTGTGTCAATAGCCGTCTGGAGCTGTGTGTCGGTGTCCTCTCTGTCCGTTTTCTCTGTGTTCAATCGCTCATTAAACGTAGTAAGCAGGTAGTGTAGCACCTCATTGGTTGAGCTGCTCACGCAGTTAGAGCCGGGCACGTAGGCATCACCCGCCTTCATTGCGGCAGTGACGCGCACCAGCAAGCCATTGACCCATACTAGGTCGTCAATGGCTCTTGCAGCTGTTGCGGTGGAGCTGTGGCCCTCATCGGTCGGGGTAATCGCTTTTTTCACATTGGCCCACAGCTCATCAAAGTTCCCGATTTTTGTCCAGTATTCAGTACGGTCCAGAGAAACACCGGACGGCACCGGCTGCACCGACAAATACGCATTGCCGTTGCTGTCCACAACCACGGTGTTTGCTTCATACTGGCTGGTTATGTCCCATTGGATGGGGTTTGCGTATTTGATCGTTGCCAAACTGACGAAATTCGTCAGTTTGGTGTTGAAATCGTTCAGTACCTCAATAATCCAATCCAGATTGAGATCATGGAAATTAGTGTAAGGCGCTCTATGAATGGGATTAATACTCATAATTGCATCTCCTTAATATACAAGCAAACAAAAATTAGCCCGGATGTCCGTAACGATTTTATGAACGGCATTTTCCATTGCGAGAGACAGTTCTTTTGCAATAAGGTCTTGCGGGTCTCGTCCTGCCCGTCCCTTCTCGGTAACGGTGTCGTTATAGCCGTCTTGCGACTTGGTGGTGCTGTTATCGGTGATTGTCTGATCGGTGGTGGTCGTGTCGGTGCCGCTGCTGGTAATAGTGTTCCCAGTACCTAGGGCCGTCGTGCTCCTCTCCGCGGTTTGCAATGTCCCACTGTCGAACCCCGTGACGTCCCGGGTGGTGCTGTCACTGCCTGTATTCTGGCCGGTGGTGGTCAGGTTAGGCGCTCTTGTAGTTGTTCCATTCACGCCGTTTGTGCGGTTGATTGTGCCGCCGCTGGTTCCTGCATGGTCGGTGGTTCTGGTTCGGTCATCCGATGCCAAAGCGTCGTATTCAAGGCCCAGGGCCTCAGCGTACCGGGTCCAGCTCGGGAGCATTGTTTCCGAATATACGCCCAGCGCTCTGCGCATCGTGGGGCCATCCGCATACAATACCTCTAATTCCAGCGTATCAAACAGTAATTGATTGCAAACGGCCTCTTTAGATACACTGTCGGGTACTTTCAAGTCATCGAACAGTTCCGGGTATGCCGTCAGCAACCCGTTAAAGCTCAAGGTTGAGTGCATCGTTGTTCACCTCCTGCGTATTAGTATCGGGCGGAAACCGCCAGTCAACCCACAAAGTAGACTTGTCAATTCCAAAAAGTTTATGAACCCGTTCACAACCGCGCTGCAAGCTGTCTAACCATAGCGACGCCTTGGCGGCTGTCTCGACGTTGTTAGAATTGACTTCGTCGGTCAGCATCCGCTCCTTCTTGCTGGTATTGGTGTTCGGAATTCCCACTTCCGTGTCAAACAGCGCTTTAATGGTTTTAAGAGCGGTTAGTAGTTCGTTGGTGATGAAGTTCCCTTTGAGGTCAGTTGCATAATACATCCATGGGGCTTGCCCGGATGCCCCATTCTTGGGAGCTTTGAGCAAAGAAGAATCAACAAAAACTGCGGGGTCGCCCTGCATAATTGCGTCAAACATCTTTTTGAAAGATTCCGCACCCGCTTTGTTGCCTGCCGCAAATACGTAGGCAAGGCGGCTATTGATTAAATTGCTCTGGATGGTCTGGGCGGCAAGGGCCATCATATCCCCATAGTAGGCCACAATATCAACTATTCCACGGTAATCGGGCTGCAAATTGATGATCTCGCATTGTTTCCCGATCTGCAAATATGGAGACCCTTTAATAAAGGGGTTAGCAATGATAGAGTGTGTGGGATTGTAGAAAATGTTAATGCCGGTAAGTCCCATTCGGTCATATACGAGGCCGTATCGGTCAGTGTTGAACACCGTTACACCGCCAGAACCGAAAACAAGATACTGCAAGCGGTTACTGGGCCAGGTGTCGGGGAGTGTCCACCGGACCATAGATACGGCCTCAAGAAACAGATATTTGCGGAAATAATAGGAGAGGCTATTTCCTTTTGTGTGCAGAACGGACGGTGTAACCGGCGACACATGGGCGTTGATCTGCTCATAACTATAGGGAGCACTCACAACAGATGACCTCCCTTCGCCATTTTAAACAGTAACCACACCGGCAATTTGCCAATAGGCCACGGGCCGGGTCCCGGGCCCGGTCCCGGGCCCGGGTCGGGACCTCCGCCACTATCCCACTCTACTTCCCAGGTGCCTACCTGATTCGGGATTCTGATAATGCTGGACGGGTCCCGCAGGTTTCCAGCTGCATCGGCATACTCCCAATGCGTATGAATGCCCGTGACGTAACCGGTCTGGCCCTGCGTGCCGATAAACTGCCCCTTGGAGATTGTGTCTCCCACGTTCCAAATTTGCGAGGCAAAGTGTGCGGCCCGCCATGTCGTGCCGTCGGCCATCCGTACCTTAATCATGTTGCCCCATGACTGATCGCCCGATGTGCTACCATTCCAGTGCTGGGCCACAACCACAATGCCAGACTCGGGCGCATAGGCTTTATGGTTGCCGTGTACCGTGTCAATGCCCCTGTGAGGGCTACCGTCAGCGTATGCAGGATAACCCGCGGTCACTCTGATCGGCGACACGTCAGTAATACACTGTTTGTATACTGCCATTGTTTACGCCTCCTACTCTAAAAAGAATCCATTTTTCATATAGCTTTTAACGCTGTCAATTTCAGCGGCGGTTGCGGGTAACGCAATGTCGGGGTCGTCTACCATGATAAACCCGGGAATACTGAACAGCTGCACGCGCTGGCAAAGGGGCCTGCCGTGGTCCTCGTTGTTGTCGTCCACAAGATCATAAAACGCCCCTGTTAAATATGGCGTGATGCCATATTTGGCGACGCTGGCCCCTCCGCCTTTAGATTGACTTGCAACTGTCATCTGCTGGGCACCTGAGGCAATACCGTTGGTAATATCTCCCCCGCCAAAAAAGGATTCAATACCACCGGCAATGGCACCGACGGCGGTTTGAATCAGCCCGCCAAGGCTTGCCAATTCATTTACATTGGTTGCAATCTGCGCCAGTTGCACAGGTACCGAAACGTTGCCCGACGTGGAGAAGAAAATAGTGTTAAAATCTTTATTAAATGACAAGTCCAGTATTGCGTCACCCGTGCGATAATCAACAGTTAATCTACAATACAACGTGCTTTGCAACACAAACAGGTTAGCATTTAACTTGATTTCACCAAAGGGCGGACAATATAACGTATAATCGGAATAGGGTGCTCCGTCTGTATAAACGCCCCTTGTAATGTGCTGCGGATGATGAGGGGTGGAAATGTTGAACGTGAAAACCTGTTTATCATTGTTGTGTTGGATGACATAAGCATTTCCGATATTCTGCATTTTCCACCACCCGACGGGAATCTCGTTGACGGGTGTACCGATTGCCGTATTGCCGCAGGGTATCCAAAACGCTTTTGAAATATACTGAATAGGGTTGAACAACGCTTTAGTCAAGTTACTGCTGATTTCGTCCGCGCTGATATTCAAGTAATCCGTATTTTGCAAAAGAGCCGCCATCAGCTTTTGAAAGGTGGTCCCGCTCATTGCAAGATAAATTGCACCCCCAAAAGAAACATACCCGGGTGCATTGACCGCCACAACGAAGAATCCTTGTCCGCCATTTTCCGGGTTATCAGTAAACGGCGTAGAACTTGCATAGTTGGTTCTGATGGTGATCGTTGCTTTGGTCGGATACAAATTATCTACAATTTTAGGGTCATATTTTGCCGACGACCTGACCACATATTCGGTAGAGTTGCCTATCTGATCCCGATAACTTGCGAGCGTGTCAACGGTCAGCGACGCAGTCCAGATCCCGTCCGAATATGTCCAGTTCTTAACCCAGTAATACCGGCTGAACGTGGGCAGGTAGCAATAATTGAATCCGGTGGGGTCGCTCTGCGTTGCGATCTTGATCTCAGGGTCAATGATGTTACAGGGGGCTTTAAGGTCGATTCCGAACCCCTGCCCACCGCTGGGCCGCTTTGTGCTGTTGGTGCGCTTTGCGAACTGAAAAAATGTTGCTTGCATAACGCCTCCTATAAAATAACCGGCGGGCGACGCCCGCCGGTGCTTGTCAGGACTTAGAGGGGTCCACGTCCTTGTACGTGGTGGTTTTCAGGGTGGAGGCTCTCGCCGCACGGGAAGTGCTCGGGGCGGTGACGTCGCCTAAGGTCATCAGGAACAGAACGGAGTTCTCGGTGAAGTCATCGTACCACGACCACCCGTAGTGATACCAGAAGTTAGTGTACAGGCCGCGGGCGTTCATGGGGGTCGGGACCACACGAGACAGCTTCGGAGTGTAGCCGATGGCATCCCAGTCCAGCAGACACCCGAAAACATTCGACAGCTGCACCGCTTCATTCTTGGATGTCGCACCGGCGGCAGTGGTCACGACAGGCGTTGCGGAAATGGTCTCGCGCTTGTTGATGTTCTGCCAGAACGTGACCTGTTCGGCGTCGCGGTACTTCAGCATATTATCGTGGAATACCTCGGGAATCACGCGGGCGTCGATCTGGCTCTGTGTGCCGCTGTACAGATAGAGGTGCTGACGATCATACGGAGTGTGGCGCATGATGTTGTACGTCGTGCCGCCGATCTTCCAATTCTGGTGCCAGTTAATGGACCGTTCTTTCATCAGGCGCGAGATGTCATTGATACGGCCATAGGCGTATTTTGCAAAACCCGGGAAGTTCGCTTCTTTGTAGACGTCCTGCACCGTCAGGCTGGTGTCCTGCTGGGCGTTGTACTCATCGAGCAGATAAACAACGCTGTGGGGGCTGGTCACAGTCATGCCGGTCAGATGGTTGGCCATCAGGTTGTTGGCAAGGTTGCGCCGGTCTGCCTCGATCTGGTTCGACAGGTGCAGCACGAAAGACGACCAGAACTGCGCCAGTTCCTCGGGGCCCTTGAAGGCCGCTTCCATCTGGGTATCAGCCTGCGTGTACACGCGGCTGTAGTTGGTCTGGCCGTAGTAGTTTGTCTGAAGGACTTTAGGCTTGTGGACTTCGTACATATCCACGCTCTGGCCGTCCTTCAGCGCCCACGCTTTATCGGTGACGGGGTCGGAATCGCAGAAATTGATCTTCCGAACATGGTTCGACCAGTCGTCGCCCGTCACCTGCAAGCGCTTCAAGGGCGCATCGTAGGGGCGGACGGCAAAAATGGTACGTCCCAACACCTGACTGATCGCTTTGGTGTAGTTGTCGGTTCCGGTCAGCAAAGTGGCCTGCGCAACCGACACAAAACTAGACGTGTCCACGATGGGCGACGTCGGTTCCTGACCGGTTGCCATTTTATTGATCTCGGTCAAAATTGCGGCAATGTCCGCAAAATCCATACCAAGAGGCATATTATTTCACTTCCTTTCCATAGGTTGGATCGATAATTCGGGCCGTCACCGTGTCGGCGTTGGCCGTCGGCTGCTGCTGGATGCCGAGGCCCAGCGCGTTCGCCTGTAACGTCTGGGTCATAGTCTGCATTGCCTGTGCGGTAGTCTGCTGACCCTGCAAAAGCTGCTGCAACAGGGTCTCGAGGCCCTCGTACTGCGGCGCGGGCTGTGGGACGGGCTGCGGCGCGGGCTGCGGGACGGGCTGCGGGACGGGCTGCGGCTTCTCCATAGCTTCGATCTCCGCTTTGGTGTATCCGGCCATAGCGAGGGCCGCTTTTTCACTGATTTTCAACTTCTGTCGCCTCCATTACAACGTATGTATCATGTGCCAAGCATTCAACAACTTTGTCGTTGTCTCCTTTGGTTACGGGGCCCACCGCGCAACACTGCCGCGTGTGGGCGACGTCGGCCCAGTCGCTATAATAAGGGATTTTCAAACGGGCGCACAAATCAGCCAGCAGAAACGCGCGCTCGTTTGTGATCGACTGGGCGAAAATGATATAGCATCCCATAAGTCAGCTCTCCTTCTTGATGTCGTCCAGAGCGAGCCGCATTTCGGTAATAGCCGCGGTATTCTCCTTAACCACAGTGTTACACTGATACCACATCAGCAGAAAGGCAGCGATAGGAAAACCAACGTTAGAAATAGCCTGAATCACAGTATTAGCATCCATTTTGTGCACCTCCTTATATATACAAGTAAATCCTTGGTTCTTGCGCTGGCTGACGCTTGCCCGCCCCTTCTGGGGGCTGCCTGTGGGCACCAAGGATTATCTTTAATATATATCAGTTGTGTAAAAAAGTCAAGTACCGCAATATTCACGGAAGAAAATTTCATCCGAGTACCGCTCAAATTCAAGTTGCCGCTGCAAGTATGCGGGCCAAATGTACCCATACGCGGCCCTGAACCGTTTCCGTTCATAATCGCCGGTGCCGTAAGTGGGCATCTCGCCCGATCTGTGGCGGCAAACATAGTAAAGGGGTTTGCTCTTGTGCTCGTATATGCAACACCGGCCAATCTGTACAAGTGGGTAATATTCACGCAGGGGCCGGGACACCACCAAACTCTTTTCTTCGGCGCTATACTGGTTCTCAATAGCTGATCTATAAAAGTCTGTGCCGCTCATAGACCTATAGAGAGCCGTATTTGCTTTTTCCTTTGCTATGGGACTATTGACAAGATCGACCAGCAAAATGCCTTTATCGGCCAACAGCTTCACGCGCTCTTTCTTCCCGATCATCTTTTCTACTGTATCGGTGATCTCCCACTGCATATAATAGGGGTTTGCCATGCCAACAGCGTTTGACATACACAGCAGCGTCAAAGGCTTTTGCCCTTTAAGCTCACGGTTACGGTTTACCGTTTCATATATGTTAGCGAGGCCCACGCCCTCGCCTCGCCGATAGTAGTCGGACTCTTCTTTCTGGTATTCATCCAAAATAATAATGTTAGTGTGAGGACTTGAAAAACCACGGGTGCGGGCCAGGGTGACGACGCTCCCCACAACTCCGGCCATTTGGGCCGGTTTTATGGGAGACCCTGTATCAGTGTAGGCCCCTGCGTTGCCTACTTCATACAGTCCCGCTATTTTAGGTATTTTAAACGGGGCGTAATGCGTTTGTAGATCATCATTCAACGGAGACCACGGCCACATACTGGGCGACGCACAAATAAGTTCCGCTTGCTGCGGCGTGCGGCGCAGATACAGAAATTCCTCCTCGGTCTGGTGGACGTGCTTTAGCGCTCCATAGGTCTTGCCGGTGCCACGTCCGCCCCATATAAAAATAATAGACGCCCCTGTTGACAAAATGCCGTCTTTTTCGGAAAAATTCGGCCATCCTTCATCGGTGTACAGTTTAATCATCAGATAACCTCCATAATCTTGTACCCTAATATCTTTGCGTATTCGTCGGTTATTCCCAAAGTGTAGGTATTTTCGCAAATACACAGGTTTCTTGTTATGTGGACCGTGTGCCCGTCAACAACAAAATCGGGAACATTGGGGCGATCATTATAAATAACCTGATTTCCTGCCGCCAAACAAAAAGTAAACCCGGGCTTGAAAACCTCAAAACCACCCCACAGGGCCAGCTCTAAACCGCCCTTACGCTTGCCGACTCCTGCTATTGTGGTAGTAAGGGGCCCACCTTTTTTATAGGTAGTCGCGTATTTTTTAGCGCCCCACGTCATAAACTCCGCATAGCTGCGCTCCTGCTCGTACACGCCCATGTAATGAGTATTGCCTTTTGGGTCTGTTGCGCAAGCGCCGTTGTCTTTTGCGAGCTGCTTCACTGCTTTGTTAAACTCCGACAAATCAATATTGCCCATATATTTGACACTGTCGGTGTCGCAGTACACGCCATTCTTGCCCGCGGCCCACTGCGCTAGTTTTAGGCGCTTGCGAGTGTGGGCGGTGGTCCATACGCCCCATTGGTAGGGCAAAAACAGATGGGGGCGGTGGTCGTTATAACTGCCCTCCGGGTCGTCGGTACATTCGCTCCAAAGATTGTCGGGGTCGTCCTCGTCAAAAAGCGTGTCCAGCTGCAAGGGATCCTGTGCTGTCATACCGTAATAACTGTTAAGATCTCCCTTGGCCTTAACATAATACAAATCTTGACCGGCCACGCCTTTGAGGGATGTTTTGCCGGTGTAGCTTTCTTTTACACAGTCAGTCAGGGGCTTCGGCAGTTTGCCATAATCGGACGTGTACAGATCCAGTACATTGAGCGCGTCCCAGTCATACTCTTTCGCAATGATACGAAAGTCTATATCGGTTATTGTGATTTCAAAATGATCAGCGGACAGCAAGCGCCCGTTATCGTTCACATATCCCTCACAGTGCCGAACCTTCGCCAGCGGAATATATGGAAATCCCCACCATTTATACCGCTGGCGCAGTCCCTTCACCTGCAGCCGCATCAAACACGCCTTGCCGTGTCTCATACATTGCATCAGCCGCCCGACGGTGGCCGATTCCTGCCTAAATGGAGTCATCGGAAAGTAACATTCACATTGCACAGCGGGGTACGCACTCGACATATCCACGGAACCGACGTTTTCTAGGTGCATACCCACATAATACCTATTTGCGTGTGTGTCACCGCCTCGGAACGCCTCCCGCAACATCTGATACAATTCCCAAGAGGGCAAAAGGCGCTTGACCTTTTTAATACCCCATTTGTACATTGCTTCGCGGGCCATGCGCCGGACGTAACCGGTTCGGGTCAGTGGTAGAGTATAAAGGTCATCGCCGTCACGCTTCATCTCAATTAACAAGCACTCCACAATACACCGGACATCATTGATACAATACGCTAATTCTGTAGATGTCAGCGGAGTCCATGGATACCGCGCTTTTGAATAATCAAGAGCGCCTGTTAATTTGGCATGAGGTGCCCCCAGCTGCTTGCCCCAAGCATCAAGAGACAAATTGCTGTGGCGCATACTGCATCGGTACTCGATAGCTCGGTTGTCACATTTTAAGACCCTGCGGGGCTTGCTGGCGAACACATCGCCCGGGCCGAAATCCAGAACACCCGACAAATATTGGAATTCATGGGCGAGATTATGGACGTACATGCACAGATACCAGTCACCTTGTGGGCCGCTGTTGGCCTGCAAGTAATCGCGGATCGCACCTGTAAAATTTAACCATTCGTCCCATGTTCTGCCGATAATGGTAATATCCAAACCAAGCTGACATTGCCAGATATACATTATGGTGTGGGGGTTGTCGTCTGCGTCAACACACACTCGGGAAGTCTCAATATCGAACGCACACGGCATATCCACATATAAACGCTTCTTGTTCGTTTTGCGCTTTTTGCCTTTAGTATGTTTTCTGTCCAAATGCTCCATAAGCCAAGGAACCGGGTTATAATTACAAGCCTCCGCCAAAACCTCCGCGCAGGTCGGCGGAACTGCTGTCGTCGCTGTAGTCCCATTCTTTGCCATAGTTGACCTCACCATGCTGCCACTGTACAAAATCGTCAATACTGACGTTGTAGCCGCCTTTCTCGCGCCAGTACATGACCGGCTGATCGGACGGATAGTAGTACACGCCCGATGCCTTCATGATCTCCCACCATTCAGACAGGGCAGTGTATTGATCTTCGGGCACGTCGGCAATGTCAATGCCGCCAACTTTCATTTTTTGTTCGAATTCGGCACGCGCACCGCCAACGGTGGAACCCTTGGAACGAACAAACCGCGCTACATCCGCAAGGGCCTGCTCCAGTGCTTTGCGGTCTCCCCGCATGGCCTTTAGGGTCGGAAAACCTCCGGCAAATTCTTTATAAACGTCGCTGGTGCCGCTGATAGGGTCCCGCGATAAGCGCTTAATACGTTTCTGCGCAATGTCGCGAAGTCGGGAATACTCTTTGCGCATCTGATTATCGGGCCAAGACTCCAAGGCATAAGGGGTGTACAGCTCAGAGCTGTATTTAAGGGTTGCGCTTGCTTTAGCTGCGCCTACTGCCATGCTTCCCACGCTCCTTTCTATTCATAATCATATAATACCAGTTAAGGGGGTCTGCTTCAATGCCGAGGCCGTTAAAAATGATTTTGGCCCACTCAGAGCGGAAAAATTCAACATCTTTGTTTGTGACTCCACTGTATACAATGGCTGAGGCAAGACATATCATGGAGTCGTCGCAGTTCATCAAGGATACTCTGTTATCTTTACTTTTCATTGGGGGCCTCCTATAACAAATAGGGCCGCCGCATGTGCGGCGGCCTTTGGTTAGATTAAACCAGATTCAAAGACAAAACCTGCCCTTTTTTGGTGCTGATAAGAACAGGCTTGATCTTCACTGGCTCCGTCCACGTATCAGGGGTGCCGAGCAGCGTGAACATGCGCTTCAAAGACTGGTACACGCCGACGGAGACGCATGCGTAAGACTGTCCATCCTCGGTAATGAGGACCACCCGCGGGGCAATCGTTTTGCCCTCGGGGACGTCATCCTTACTAACCTCAACGCACTCCACGGAGACATGAACCAGCGACAGAACCTCGTTGACATGCTCCTTCAGTTTGTTGGCGGGGTTGCTCGTCGCATTGTAGAATGCAACCGCGGCAGAGCGGTCAGAAAGATTCATGTCAGTATAACCGACGCCGGTGTTCATCACATCGGATACCATCATAGCACCAGTGTTTTCGGACTTCATCATTGCTTCGGACATAATACAAAACTCCTTTCAATATGTGCCCTGTCTCATCAACACCGGGCGGGCGGCCCCGGTGGACGGCCCGGAGGGCCGTTTCGACTTATTGTATGTACTTATTGTACAACTTTTGATAGAAATTACGCATGTGCTCACGTACTTTGACAGCCCCTTGGTACTCAAGATCAGCCGACAAACAAGAGCCCTTAAATACTGTAAGGTTACTTAGTTCGTCATCGCAATGAATAAGCGCTTGCCGATAACCTTCCAACCATGCACGATTATATGTGGCTTTGGCCGCGTCCTTTGGGTCCTCGTACTCGCAGCACGTCAACGACCCATCGGGGTGTATCTCAATGATGAATTTACGCATTTCCATTTGTGGGGTCTCCTTCATGTAAAATATTCAAAGTCTTTGCAAGACTAACTAGTATTTTGATGCTGTCGATAATATCGGCTTCGGTCAGTTCTTACCATCAAGAGTAATGTTGTTATCGGTTAAAGTTATTTTAATCGTGACTTCTTTCTTCATGCTATAGCCTCCCTTCGTCTTAATGGATTATATATAGTATATCACATACTAAATTGTATATGTTGCTTTATACATTGCAAAAATTGCTATGCTCCCCTACCCTAAGGGGTGTGGGCACTATGTTTTGTGTCTATTGACATTTTGCACAAAGTTTTGTGCGTTGGGGAAGAAAATTTTGTGCAATCTGCTATTACATGTCCC